TCGTCCCATATAAGCTGCGATGCCGATGAGAAAGTGGAATACAATAAGTTGATATGGTCCTCCGTTATACAACCACTCGTCGAGGGTTGCAGCTTCCCAGATTGGGTAGAAGTGAAGACCGATTGCATTAGATGACGGGACGATAGCCCCTGAGATGATGTTGTTTCCATAGAGTAGAGACCCAGCTACGGGTTCACGAATACCATCTATATCAACTGGAGGAGCTGCAATGAAAGCTATAATAAATGCTGTAGTTGCTGTTAATAGTGCGGGAATCATTAAGACACCGAACCAACCAACATAAAGTCGATTGTCGGTGCTTGTAACCCAGTCACAGAAACTCTGCCAGTTTTTATTTTGGTTCGTTAATGTTACTGTTGTCATTGTTTAAAAATAAAATAACTGGCGGTTACGATATGATTCGAGCCGCCATTATACGTTAGAAATTGATGTCAGATCTATCTAATTTTTCAAATACATCTAGTCTGTAAGCCGGATCGCTTTCATAGCGTGGGTCATTCATAGCCCTTACTACTTCAGCTTGACTACGGAATACATCTGTATTAGCTTGAGCGGCTTTGCCTGTTAACATACGTCCTTCATAACCATTTGCTTCTTCATATCTAGCTTTTAATCCTGATACTAATAGTTGTATAGCATCTGGTTTGCCAGTATTTACAATGGAATCAAAAGCTTCTGCTTCTTTTTCCGGTATATTATCTACAGCCCATTTTAATATTTTGTTGTATTCATCTTGTCCACCTACAGAATTGTAGATGTCCATAGCTTCTTTATCTGTAAGATCTTCTATACTACCTGATTTATCATAACCTGATTCAGCGGCTCTACCTGCTAAATAAGAGTCAACACTAGCTTCAGATAGTCCACTATCTATAAGTTTTTGTTTGCTTTCCTCAGAAAGAGAACCTTTATTATCATGGAATTCTTTACTGATAGAAAAAGGATCTAACTCAGCATCTTCAAATACCTTACCAAGTTTATCACCGTAAACTTCGTTAACTCTTTCATAATTAACCTTACCATCTTCAAGATAACCATCTTTATAATCAGGATCTTCTGAAGCTTCAGGTTTCTCTTGTTCTTTATCTGTAGATTCAGGTGAATCTTCAGTAACGTCTTCTTTAGATTCTTGTTTATCAGAACCTAACTTTTTTTGCAGTTCAATATAAGCTTGCTCTAATTCTTGAGCATCTTTATATTTACCAGCGAGAAGTTCTCCTTCTTGTTCAGCAAGTTTTTCACCTACTTCAAGTGAATTCTGTTCTTCTTCAGTGAATTCGGCTTGATCTGCTGGAGTGGGATCATACGTCAGAGTTTCTGCCATTAGCTGTAATTACTTTAAGATTTCCAAGGCCAACAGTTTCAACATAGTTAACACCTCGGCCTATTTTTGGTGCGCCAATTTTTTCTTTTTTGGCATACATTTTATCTGGAGGTTCCAGAGCGGGTTCTAATTTAGTGACTTCCAATGTTTCAGGTTTACTAACCTCCGGTAACTTCGGCTTCCGGCGGCGGGCCTTGCGCGGCCTGGTCGGTTTGTTCTCCATTTGGATTAGGTTGTTTAGATGGATCAAATGCAGGGGCTTTCGCTAACTGACCAGCTTGATCCATAAGAGATTGCTGCATCTGTTGTTGTTGAACAGCTTGCATTTCTTGTTGCATTTGTTCTTGGCTCTTAATCAGGTTAAGTACATCAATACCTTGAGCTGCTGCTAATCGTTTAATAGCTTCACCTGGATTTACATATTGCATCATGGCTTCTGGGCCCATTGTTTGTGCAATAGTTCCAATAAATTGCATAAGACTTTCTCTGTCTTGACCACGCCCTAGAGCATTAACTCCAGCAACGATAGTCGGTCTTACTAAATCCTTTGGTAACTTAGGCAATTGATTACTACGTTGTAATATTAATAAAGTTCTAGCCAAGTATGGTATTAAAAACTCAATCGTGAGCAAGCTGAAGAGCCCACCCAATTGCTGTTCTAATTCCATTTGAGTGAGGCGAACCTCCTCTGCAGTTGTACGTTCACTTTGTCTAATTTGTAAGACAAGGAATGCATCGTTTATTCTGCGTTCTAAAGCTGCTGCTTGTTCAGCTGCTGTTCGGAAATCGGCAGTTTTCCCTACCTGGATTACCGAAACGTCGTCAGGTCTACCCTGAACAATTGCACCGTTACCAGCATCGGCTATAGTCTTTGGTTTTGTGGTTGATGATGGTGATACAAGGAACACCACCTTAGCAGCCGCTGCAGAGCCTTCTACAAGTGCCTGAGTTAACGCTTCAAGTGAACGTATATCACCAAGAAACTCTTCAACTCTTGAACGGCCATAATCTTCTGAATCTACAGTATTAAATCTTAATACTAACCATGGTGAGGTTTTCTTTGGTGCTGTGCTACGGCTACCAGGAAGTATTTTATCAAAACATTCTTGATGCCAAACCCAACGTCCACTTTTCTCATCCAATCGGACGTAAGTATACACTTCTACGTCGTCATCATCGGAACCTGTTTTATATCCATCATCCCCTGGAGGATTTGGTTTAGTAGGTTCAGGCGGTTCCATACCTAAAACCTTTCTACTAATCAATTCTTTTGTGATGATTTCTAAAACGTTACCATCACCATCTCTGTTGACCACATAACGATTTATTGGGTAATTTTTTAAACCATCTTTGCCCATGAAGATGAGTGTGTTTCCACCAACAATTAAATGTTTTAATGCTTGATGTATCACTACTCTATCATTAGAAGCATTGATATAATCCATTACCATCCTTTCAATTTTAGAAAAGGATAAATCTAATTCACTTCGTACTTCAGGTGGTATTTCTTCACCTAATTTATCATCTCTAATTTGTAATTTAAAAAATGTAGTTTGTGGTGGGACTAAAGCAAGCATTAATTTTGCCGCTAAATTTACTACACATTTTGCACCGACTGACTGCCAAGGGGTTGCTAATCTTCGTTTCGGTTCCTTAACTCTATCATCATCGATGATTAAATAGGGAAGAGTTAGTCGTGAACATTCAACTGCAGTATCTAGAAATTGTTGACGACTAGAACTTAATTGAATGTACCTATCTCTTGCCTTCATGGGTTCACTACTCCTGTAGGAGATGTCCTACCACCTGGAACTGGAGTCCCACCTGATACTCCTGGTGTTTTCAAATCACTTGGTGTCATATCAGGATTAATCCCTAACTTAGCACGTTTAGTTGGCTTTGCAATTGGTGCTGGCTTATCATCTGCTTTTAATTCTTCGACTGGAGCATCTTCTTCTGTGACTTGAGGTTTCTCAATTGGCGCTGCTTTAGCCATCTCCATTCTTGGACCTTTACCTTTAAACATTGATGAGATTAATAAACCTCCTATCAATGTTGCTGCAGGTGCGATTACTGCTGGGGCGCACATTTTCTATTCTTCCTCCATTTTGGATTTTATATAATCAATAACACTTGCTTGACCAGCTCTATACATTATTGATTCAATTGGTTCTTTTGGGTGAACAGGTCTCCATTTAAAATGGCCCTCAATTTCATCTATCAATTCTGATAGTCTTTCGTTATGTAATTTTAAAGTATTTAGGGTGATGTCATGCATATTGAGGTAGGTTTACATTGCTATGCTCAAAAAAAGCTGGCATTCTAGCTGATTTTGTTTCTGAAAATTCTGGGGCTTTGCCCTCATACATTAACCGATCACTAGCATCTAACCAAAATTTTTTGTCCAAATATCTATCGTAGGTATTTGTACCTAATGGCTGTAATACCCAATTAATGGTGGCTTTCCTAAGTTTATCCAAAGAAGGAGAAGGAGATAGGCCCAACTCATGGCATACAAGAGAATTCGCTCCGACATGGATCTGCTCGTCCCTGGAGATATCGGCAGATACAGTGCGAAGAGCAGCGCACCCATTAAACCTAAAGAAAGGGAGTAGAACAAAGAAGATGGCCCGTTCTGCAACCAGAGCTTTGACAATAGTGTGATCAGGGTGTGAAATCCAGGCATCTCTTAATAACTTCCCCTCTTTTTCTGCATTTTCATTTGCACCATAGGCATTTACTATGTACTGTAAAGCAAGATCATGCCTTTCTTCATCTTCTACATTTGATTCTAATAGCTTTCTAGCGTTATTGGGAACGTTCTTTTCAAGACCTTCCTTAATGAAGGAACCAACAGGTAGCTCCATATGACGTACTGAGAGAGCACGCATGATGGTTTCTTCTGCTCCATCTTTAAATATTCCAGCGGTGGGTTTTACAGGCGACCACTTTCTTTTACGGTCTAATAATTTATCATAAGGATGTTTTCTCATTATTCTTGACAATCACAGGTTATAGGCTCGTTTCCGAGAATATCCTGTAAGTAATCATCGACATCAGCTTGATCTAATGCTGCATACGCATCGGTCTTATCTTGTGTATCTGACATTACTTGCAGGGAGTAGTATAAGGAGGTCTGGGGTGAGAGTAACCACTCTTCCACGAAGTTTCTGTCGTATGTAACGACGTCGCTCCAGCTATTAAATGAATAGCCGTGAAGAAGTCCTGTATTATTTAACATAATCATCAACTGATCTGCTACATTCTTGTAAGCATCCCAGCCGACTTCACTAGCGATTTCAACATCGCCATATTCAAAATGTTCCACTCCAAAAGTACCGCTATCTCTATCTACAGAACGGCTTATTGGAGGTGCTATTTCTGGTGTGGCTGTATAACCATCCAGATCTTTACTTCTATATGAGCAAGAGGCAGTAGGTGCTATAGCAAAGGCACGTACCATATTATTCTCTCTTGCTATTTGTGCAGCCGCCTCAATACCTTGCTTCATTTCCCAAGCTATAACACCAGGCATACCTGTGCAAGGTGTTCCCTTATTAATTGACTCTAATGCGTCACCAAATTCTTCATAAGTTACCTCGTTTCTACGAAGTAAATTTGCTAAACCGAGTACTCCGAGCCCAACTTGGCGGTCGATATCAGCTGACAAGTATTCTCCAGTTGAGTCGATATTTGTTCTACCATGGAGCTCGCACAACTCGGACATACCTTCAACGAAAGCCGACTTGAGGTTTCCTGTAGTACAGGCAGAGAGATTGACATGCTGTAACAAGCATGTTCCTCGTGAGGGCAAGTAAACCTCAAGACAGACGTTGCCATAGATTCGTTCTCCATTATTATCGTATTTTATTTTGTTGAGCCAAATATCCCCTGACTTGATTCCGTAGAGGATTGCATCTTTTGTTTGATTATCTGCGTTTTGCCACCTTCCCGAATCAAGATCGACCGTCCTTTTGATCCAAGGGAGTTCAGCTCTAGGAGTGCGCACGAACTCAAGAATATCGGCGTGGTCAATATCCAAATGGGCAACAATCGCCCCATTTTTATAATGCCCGCCCCTGCGGAGTGTTTCATTTAATACTGAATAAATTTTTGCGAATGAGACTGGACCACTGGCTGTCAAACCTTTTCCATTCTCGTGACCTTTAGGCCTGAGTTTTGATAAGTGTACTGCACAACCAGCCCCATGCCTCAATGCATGTGATGCAAACCTCCAGCTAGCCTCGATGCCTTCTGGACCTTCCATGCTATCTTCGACAACGAATACAGTACAACTTACTGGCAATCGTGATTCTGGGTTATCCAACCATTGTTGGACCCGACCAGTGCGGGAGATTAATTCTGTAGTCATTTCAAAAAAGATCCGATAAATCAGGTGGTTCATAATTAGGCCCTTTAAGAACCTTTCCATCATCTCGATATATTGGTTTACCGTCCTCATCGAGTTTGGACATATTACTTTTATGTACTCTATTCAACGCTTCATCTAAAAACCAACCCATATTCTCTGCATATTGATAGCATACATAAACTAAATCAGCAAGTTCTTTTAATGCATTTTCTTGATGGTTTCTGCCATGAAGAAATAACATACCTTCAGCTTCTAAAAATTCTCTAAATTCTTCGACAATTAAATTATGTTGCCTTGCTCTAGAAGGTCGATCAGCACTATTCGGTATCCCGTATTTGGATCGGAATTCCTTTGCCTGATCTGATAAGAAGGTTTTTTTCATGGTGGATTTCGTTTTCTAAATAATGAATAGCTTTTTCTAAATCTTGTATTTTATTATCTTTATAACCTGCTCTGCATATATACTTAATAGCATTACCGAGGTGGAAGTTTAGTTCTTGTTCTCTAATAAAATCCCAAACATCGCAGGAACCTCGTTGATAGTAGGTGGGACCTTTGGCCATTTTTCAACTAAATTGGTGAGTGAATTTGATAGAACAAAGTTTTGATGCTGCATAGCTATAAATATAGTAGCAAGGTCTTCGTATTGAACCTCACCACTATTTAACCTTAGCTCCAATTTTTTCAGTTGGAACTCTTGCTCCATCGTCAACTTTGTAATCGGAGCTGGGAGACCATAGTATTGGTCTTTTTTCTTTGAAGTCATAGTCGTCTTTAGTTAAAATTTTAGCAAGCCGTGCATTAATTAAAGCCTCATCTTCAGATAAACCTTTTTCTTCAAAAGTTTCTACAACTGTTTTCCAATTATAGCCTTTTTCTTTGAAAAGGGATTCAGCACGTTTCACGCCAATTCCTGGTACTCCAGAATACCCATCTGTTTGATCTCCAGCCATGGATTGAATTAGATGCCATTTTGCTCCATCTGACTCACTGATGAGTGTGGTTTCTTCCATATTATATAATTTTCCAGGTATTTGTCGCATATCTTTATCGGGACTGCATATAATATTACCTGGATATTGTGTGCTATAAACACCCATCGCATCATCTGCTTCTAGCGTAGG